CCTAATGATAAAAAAACACGTAGGTTTCTTATTGCTGATTCTATTGAAGGTTGGGCAGATGCAGTAAAAGCATTGATTAAGTCATACTTCGAAGGAGGTTCTACGTTTATATTTGATTTTTCTGATATTCGTGCAAAAGGAGCTCGTTTAGTAACATCTGGAGGAAAAGCCCCAGGACCACAACCACTTAAAGAATGTTTGATCAAGTTAGCTGGTATTTTAGATGCAAAATCTGATGGTGACAAATTAACAGCAATTGAAGTGCACGATATGGTATGTCATATTGCGGATGCTGTGTTAGCAGGTGGTATTCGTAGAGCAGCTCTTATCTCTTTATTCTCAGCAGATGATGAAGAAATGATTGCTTGTAAATCAGGTGCGTGGTGGGAAACCAATCCACAACGGGGTCGTGCAAATAACTCAGCAACTCTTATGCGTCACAAACTAACCAAAGAATTCTTTATGGATCTTTGGAAGCGTGTAGAGTTATCAGGAGCAGGAGAGCCAGGTATCTACTTAACAAATGATAAGGATTGGGGAACGAATCCATGCTGTGAAATTGCACTACGGCCTTTTCAATTCTGTAATCTATGTGAGGTAAATGCATCGGATATTGAATCACAAGAAGATTTAGAAGACCGAGTACGTGCAGCTGCATTTATCGGAACACTTCAAGCAGGATACACTGATTTCCATTATCTTCGGCCAGTATGGAAACGAACCACTGAAAAAGATGCACTTATTGGAGTATCGATGACCGGTATCGGATCTGGTACGGTATTAGGATACAACATGAAAGCCGCTGCTAAAGTAGTAAAAGCAGAGAATGAAAGAGTTGCTGGACTTATTGGTATTAATAAATCAGCACGTACCACTACAGTTAAGCCTGCAGGTACCACATCATTGGCATTAGGTACATCATCTGGTATTCACGCTTGGCACAATGATTATTATATTCGTAGAATTCGTGTAGGAAAAAATGAAGCAATTTATAACTATTTATATATCAATCATCCAGAACTAATTGAAGATGAATATTTCCGACCACATGATACTGCAGTAATCTCTATTCCGCAAAAAGCACCGGAAGGAGCTATTATGAGAACCGAATCTCCATTCCAATTATTAGATCGTATTAAAAAGGTACATTTAGAATGGGTTAAACCAGGACATAGAAGCGGAAATAATACTCATAACGTATCAGCCACAGTTTCATTGAAGCCAGAAGAATGGGAATTGGCAGGTGAATGGATGTGGGAAAATCGAGATCATTATAACGGATTGTCAGTTTTACCATATGATGGAGGAACCTATACTCAAGCTCCTTTTGAAGATTGCACTGAGGAAACTTATGAGGCAATGATGAAATCTTTACATAACATTGATTTGAGTCAAGTAATTGAATTAGAAGACAACACCGATCTATCAGGAGAATTAGCCTGTGCCGGCGGAGCTTGTGAGATTAAATAATGATACAACCAACATCTAAAGATTGGATACAACAACTGTTTGTGAGGGAGTTTGGCAACAAGCTCCTTCCAACAGATTTTTATTATGAGAATGGGTATCGAGTAATGACTGAATCATATCATCGTCGACGAGGTACATGTTGCGGAAATAAATGCCGGCACTGTCCTTATGATCCTGCACATAAAAAAGGTGAAAAAACTTTGAAAGCCCAATAATTTATTCTATATTATAATTAATAAATCAAGTTATGACAGATACGCACAGAAAAAATTTAGAATTAGTTAAACTAGGTTATGCAAATGGTATAGCACCAGGCGCTCCATTTACTAGACAAGAAAAAGATGCAATGATCGAAGAAGCTGCTGAAGCATTTGGTCAGTTTTTAGATGCCCTTAAGTGTGATTGGAGAAATGATCCAAATAGTTCAGATACTCCTCGCAGAGTTGCAAAAGCATATGTAAATGATTTATGGGCAGGTAGATATGATGGTACTCCTGACATTACTGCATTTCCTAGTGATGGATATGATGGTATTGTGTTTGAAGGAGGTATTCCATTAACATCGATGTGTTCACATCATCATCAGACCATTATGGGTCGAGTTCATGTTGCATATATTCCAGGCCTGGATAGCAAAGTAATTGGATTATCAAAATTAAATCGATTAGTAGAACATTTCGGTCGAAGAGGTGCAATACAAGAACAATTAACAGTTGCAATTCATAATGCTATTAATACTATTATTAATGATAATAAAGGTGTAGCTGTTATGATTGAAGCGACTCATAATTGTGTTCAATGTAGAGGCGTTAAACATGGTGGTGCATCAATGAAAACATCCAAGCTAACTGGTGCCTTTAGAGATGATGATGCTACCCGGGCAGAGTTTTATGAATTTGTAAAAGGTTATTAAAATGGCAAGATATAGAAAAAAACCAGTAGAAATTGAAGCTGTAAAATTCACCCGGGATAAATGGGATGAAATAAAGGTTTTTACAAATGAAACAGCTCATAGTCTTTTGATTGAAAGACGTATTGATGGAATCGCAACTTGCATTATTCCAACACTTGAAGGGCAACATATAGCAACAGAAGGCGATTATATTATAAAAGGGGTTAAAGGAGAATTTTATCCGTGTAAACCTGATATTTTTGAATTAACTTACGATAAAATATATTAATCAGGTTGTAGATTATGGAGGTTGTATATATTTATATTAAAGGAGTCTTTAATGTTTGTATATATGACTACATGTAATATTAACGGCAAAAAGTATGTCGGCAAATATGAAGGAAAAGAAACTGATTTATATTTAGGTTCTGGTAAATTATTACGACGTGCTATACGTAAATATGGTTTAGAAAATTTTACCCGTATAATATTGGAACGATATCAAACAGCTGAGGAAACTAGATTAGGAGAACAATATTGGATATCAAAATTCAATGCAGTTGATTCAGATGAATTTTATAATATTGCCGCCGGCGGTGAAGGCGGAAATACATTTGCTGGCATAAAGGGTTCTAATAGAATTCAATTAATTGAAAAACTAAAACAAAGAAAACGTCCGGCACCTAGACCTAATATGACAGTCGCATTAAACTTATTAACAAATACTAGAGAATCAATTTCAACTGATACGTTTATCCAGATGCCATATTATGTAGGACAACAATGTACAGGTATTTACATTACACCATATGGTGCATTTTCATCTCGTTTAAAAATGTCAGAAATCATAGGAATTGATATGACGAGCATCGTTAACAAATGCAAAAATAATACAAAAAATATTCATAGATCACATCTTCAAGGTTTAGATGTTTATAGTAAATATTATTCTGATATAAAAAACAACATCGGAAAATCTTTTAAAGATCTTGGATATGATTTTATTTATCTTTCGGAAATTATAAATAAAAACTTGGAATTTTACGTACAATTAAATATTATAAAATAAAAAATGTCAAAATTTAAATCAACAAAATTATTTGATGGATATTCAGCATGTTTCCGTCAATGGCGAGCAGAAGGCACACATTGTAGATTTTTACATGGGTATGCAGTTTCATTCCGAGTTTGGTTTGAAGGTGAGTTAGATCATCGCAACTGGGTATTTGACTTCGGTGGAATGAAACGAGCCAAAACATCAATTTCAGGTATGCCCCCAAAAGATTATTTTGCATTTTTATTAGATCATACCACAATTGTAGCACAAGATGATCCATACTTAGAACATTTTAAACAAATGGATAATGATGGTATAATCCAACTCAGAATTATGGAATCTGTTGGTTGTGAACGGTTTGCAGAATACCTTTATAAAACAATAAATGATTTTTTACGAGAAGAAACCGAAGGTAGAGTAAAAGCTATTAAAGTAGAAGTATACGAACATGAAAGAAATTCAGCAAGTTATGAAGAGTAATGAACAATATATGTCCTTATATGACTATCGAGGACAGGCATCAAAAGAATCTGGATTAGGGAAAACTGTCTATGAAGCTGCTAAGAAAAAAGATATTCATGTTATATATCAAGATTTACCACCAGATCTATCAAGACCGGAATATAATCGAGTAGCAACGTATCCAAAATGGTTTCTAGATGAGTATTTTGGTGTAGACACTGATGTATCTATCGAAGATGTATATTCGCAACTAATTGAATTGAAGAAGAAGTTTGATGAATTAATTTCTAAACTAGAACCCAATGTTACCAATAGTGTTGAGTCAGTCGATGACGAATTACCATTTTAAAGAGTTTATGAATAGACCTAGAATAACAGATT